ATGTAATATTTACCTTGTTTGTGGAAGATATGGCATGATTGATATAGTTTCTTCTCTTTCCTAGAGGCTACACCAATTCTTGTTAGAGTTTCCTTAATTTTTAAGAAATCTTCTTCCTCTGCTATTCTCACCTCAATTAAAGAATCCAATAAGTTATTCATTTATGTTCCACCCTTTTCAAACTTGTTCTTAATTATTTTTATTTGTTCTTTAGAAAGGATGGACAGTGCTACTTTGGCTTTTTCATAATTATAGCCATAGTATTTCTGTATAGCATCAATCGCATCATTTTCTTTACGCTTCGCCCACTTAACAGAAGGTCTGCTAGCTGGACGTATTGTATTTATTAAATAATGGAATTGAAGTTTTGAATCAAGATGATGGTTGATATTCATCTCGTTAGCATATAGAATAGCATCTGAGTGATAGGATAACGCTCTATTACAAAGGAATGAAGAATACCCCTTCTCAGAAGCGGCATCTATCATTATATCTTTTTTTGTTTTAAGAATAGAATTGACAAAATCAAATGGGTTCATTATACGAACTCCAATTCCATCATCATCTCTGTTAAACAAGCCATAAGATTAATCTCGGAATCGGCCGAGAAAGCTGCTTGGTATTGATACCTACCAAGAAGAAGAACAAGAGCGGGTACACTTGATTTAACAAGAAATTCAGAACAATGGTCGTAGAGCTTCCGAAATATAGTATTTTGATCATTGTCAAGATTCTCGGCGACCCACTTACGGATGCCGCTGAAGTTTTTATCTTTCAACAATGAAACTAATTCATTTAGAGACACTTGCTGAAGATTGGCAAGAATACCAGAATCAATACTACCTGTTGCTGAATATCGTTGAAGCTCATTAAGAACACGTCTCCAATCAGGGAAGTGTTTCTTAATTACTTCTGCAACAACAGTTGTATCAAAGGTAATCTTTTCATTATCCAAAATCATCTGAACACGTTTGAAGAATTGTCCAGCTAACTTAGCCATATCAGACTTGCTGATTTTGAAGTCAATTACTGAACACCGAGAATGAAGTGGCTCGATGATTCTGTTCTTAAAGTTACATGTGAGAATGAACCCACAATTCCGCGAGAACTCCTCCATGAAGTTACGGAGGGCTGGCTGTGTGGAGTTTGCGTTAAGATAGTCAGCCTCGTCAAGGATAACGTATTTTCTTCCTCCGCTGAGGGAGACCGAAGAGGCGAAGTTGAGGATCTCATTGCGAAGCGTATCGATGTTGCCATTCATACTCCCGTTGATTACGATATAATCACACCCCAATTGTTCAAGCATAGCACGAGCCACTGTTGTTTTACCAACACCTGCTGAACCTGATAGGATAAGATTAGGGATATTTTGTTGTTCAACAAATTGTTGAAACACTGCTTTTAGTTGTACAGGAAGAATAGTGTCTTCAATAGTTTTTGGACGATACTTCTCGACCCAAAGAAATTCTTCGTTCATAATATACTCCATAATATAAAAAGGGGAGAGCTATTATACTCTCCCCAGTCAAAAAAGTCAACTTAGAAAGTTGATGACTGCTCAACTGCAATCCAGTATTCAGCTTCAGCACCCTTGAAGTTAGAGATGCCCTTAGATGAAATACTTACTTCATAATCACCTGGGATGATACGAATATTTTCATGCTTAAAGATAGCCTTAAATGTCTTATCAGTTGTACCAATAGCAACCGAATAAACATCACCTGAAGGATTCTTTGAATCAGCAGCCTGTAGATATACATTTACTCCATCGCCAGAAACAAGAATTTCTGGAAGCTGAAGAACACCAGCTGCCTTTTCAACATCCTTCAAGTTATCATTAGTAAGCTTAAAGATTACGTCAACAGATGGAAGATTAATTTCTTTTTCTGGAGCCTTTGCGATGGTAGATTCATCAGCATAGGTATAATTAATCTTCTTAGTTTCATCTGAAATTTCAACAGACTTCTCACCGAAGTTTAGTTCAGGATTATTGAACAAACTAATGGTGGAAAGAAAACGATCTAGATTATAAATCGCAAATCGCTTACCGAAATTTGTATTGACATTTGCCTTTGCCAAAATTGTCTTGTTTGTTGACATAGTCTTCAAGACGTTCCCTTCCTGTACAATAATGGAAGGGTTAATCTTGGCAAAGTTTTTTAGAACGCTAATTGTATTTGTATCAATCTTCATAATATATCTCCTTGTTTCAAAGTTTCTTTGCTTTACCACCAAGCGCACTTGGGTCAGCAGTAGCAGATGCACCGATCGATGCGAGGTCGGCGAGCGAACCACCAAAGATATAAGTGCCAACATGTTGCATCTTCATCCATGGGCAGAACCAAGTCTTAAGACCAGCTTCCTGAGCCTTCTGACAGAACCAATAATCTTCTGAAAGATAACGCTCAGACTTAGGATCGACTTCAGCTTGGAAAGCCATCATGATCTTACGAGTGCCATCGAAGTGTTCAGTACGAACGTGATCAGGCTTGTACATATACTGAGGATAGAAATCACAGAACTTAGACATAGCTTGCTTCGAGATCATCATGAAGCCAGTACCAATTTCAAGAACTTCGCATGGATCAGCGATAGAGATAGACTGCTGGCCACCCTTTGGATTGAAGACATAATCACCAACGAACTTCTCGAGAACATTTGGATCTTCGTCAGCGATACCCTTATCAACTGCCAATTTAATCTTTTCCCAGCTGATGCACTTCTTAGGATATGGACCACCGATGATATCATACTTTTCATCTTGAGCTTGAAGAGCCATCAATGCAATAACATCCTGAGGATTGAATCCAATATCAGAGTCAATGAACATAAGATGATCAGCGCCTGACCGAATGAATTCATCAACGCAGTAATTTCTTGCGCGAGTAATCAAAGACTCGTTGAACAAGAAATAAAACTGAAGCGGAATTCCATATTGTGTACAAATTGCAGAGAGGTCAGCAACTGACCGTGCAAACATACCTGCACACATACCACCATACATTGGTGTAGCAACAAAAAGCTTACGCTTTCTTAGATCTTCAATATTAATATTAATTTCCATTATTTACTTCCTTCATTATCATGGACATGTAATTGCATCATTGCGTAGTGAATCACTTTCATTAGGTCTTTTCGCCATTCATCACGGGTGCCTTTTCTACCGTAACGCTGAGCATATTTCAAAACATTACCAATACAAAATCCTGTGCCATGTCCAGAGTCAATAATAAACTCTGTTGCTTGAAATTGATTTTTTGAGTAATGTTGACCATATGTCTTATCTATATAGTCAGAAATTTCTTGAATATAGGTATCTTCGCCATATTTATACGAAATATTTTTATTTTGTGTACTGATTAATTTACCAGCTGTGCCGATAACTCCTCCAGATTCATCGTAAATTACATCAAAATTAGGATCAACTCCTCCATTTGATCCAGTAGGATAATGCCCAAAATTGGTAGAACCAATAGCACCTACTACATAACCTCCATTATTATTCATTTATCTTCTCCACAATTTTATCAAATACTACTTTCTGTTCATCTAGATTGTTGTTTAAAAACTTCTCTGTTAAAAACATCAAATCGAAATTAGTTAGAATGTTACCAATTTTACTCTCACGACCACGCAACCAAGTTTCATTTTGATTGCTACCACGCTCTGCGTATCGCGTGGTTCTAACTTCCTTTAAGGTTGAAAGATAGATAATCTCAAGAGTATATTTTTCAGCGCAATCTTCAAGGAATGAAGATGTAAACAAACGATCGCCTTCGTAAAGAACAACTGAGCTATCATTTAATGTGCTTAAAAATTTAATAGCTTCTGGCTGGACAGCCATGCTCATCCTATCAGTGCCAGAAAACACTTCACCTTCTTCATACTTACCAAGGATATAAATGTTATCCTTCTGAAGATATGGAACTAACTTATATGCATCATACATAGGCTTCGGTTGATAATGATTAATCAACTTCCACATTAATGTGGATTTACCAGATCCAGGCTCACCACCAATCGCTATCACACGCATCTTTAAAATCTCCCATGTTATAAATATATTGTCAGTCACGGATGGCAGTCCCACTGACTCTATGTTAAACCTGCTATGATTCGTTTTCATTTTGAACACTGCAAATCTCAATAACTTTCATTAAAAAAACCCCTCAAGACCAACACTTTTCTTTTCGAAAAGTCCAGTGGCATCCAACACGTTAGAATCTAGGTATAGACTCATTCTACTATTATCTATGCGATTAGTCAACAGTTTATTTTCTAAAGTTTCAATTCTGGCATCCCAAAGCGGTTGCCAGTCAATACCTTTCCAGTCATCTGATGCGCACTGCGAAATTTCTTCTGCCTGTCTATCAATATAATACCCAAGGTAACGTCCACGTGTTTTACGGAATAGTTTTTTGAACGAACAAAGACAAGTTTCCATATCGAAATAATCAGTAGTGGGAAATTCTTTCTTTACCTCTTGAAGTATGTAGTAAGCTTCGCCGTCGAGATAATTAATCTGTTGCGCGTTAAGTTTTTGATCGTACCATTCATCTAGACCAAGAGCCATACAAAGACCATTACGATGTGAACGCGAACCGTCATGATCTTCCAACATTAGATTCTTCGGTTCAATTGATAAACCGCAGCACTGTTTAAGTGTTTGCATATAGAACCAAGAAGAATATCTTCCGAATTTATGGAGCTTGTTTATTTCTGGCCAGAGTCGGTCAAAGTTTTCTCTTGGCTCTCCGATGAGATAGGGCGCAAATGCTTCGCGTTGAGTTTTATCTCCCACCCAGTTTTTGTACGACTCGAACTGGGCTGGAAGATGACCTTTGTTCCACTTGGTGTCAGTTTGATAACGGAGCCGTTTGTAATTGTTATTATTCCATTCGCGGAGTCGTTCAAGCCCGACGAGTTCGAAGTCTGGGAATTCATTCCATATAACCCATGTTGTTGGAAGATAATACGTTGTACCATAGATCCAAGCAATCCAAAGTTTTTGTTCTTTGTTATGCTCAAATCTATCAAAAAGATAATTGGTCATAAAAATGGCGGGGTCGCAATCCTTAATGGACAGCGACCACTTATACCAATTTATGAAATCTTGTTTACGTTGTTTACTGATGGAGTTCATTATTTTTCATATCAATGAAGGAAGGTAGGTATTGAACTTCAACTTTTGCATTTGGATGAATACGTTCAAGTGCTTTCATAAGTTTAGAATGATGTTCATTACGTCGATCGTATTCGTGCATATTTCTATGATTGACAAGCATAATTCCTTCCCAACAATCCAGACCGCCCATCTTATTAAGAATAGCGCCAACCCCTGCATTATATGAGGAATCAGAGGTGATAGAAATAATCGCTTTATTTGGATTCAAATATTCGCAACCTTTAGTAATTTGTTCAATATCAGATTTACCATACTTCTTAAAGTTGTATTTAATAATATCCTGTTGCTCTTTTAAAATTGTAGCCACAGAATTAATATTTGCAGTAATTGTTGGCTTACTGAAATATTCTTCAAGATTAATAATACAACATTCGCGGAATTGAGATGAACCGATTTCTAATTTAGAAACCTCTAGAAGATTC